CCTGCCATAAAGCCCCAGCCCGAACCGGCAGACGTATAAGCATGATTGACAGTGAAATATTTATTTGAAAGTGGAGCAGCCGAACCGATACCTATGGCGTTTATATTTTGGTCTATCTGGATATACGCCGTTCCACCCACAACCACATGCAAGTCATCGTCAGACTCTTCGTAGATGTAGGTGTCGGTTCCACCGTCGAAATAGAGTTTCTTGGCAGCATCAATGGAAACATCTGCTGTCCCAATTTTGAGTATGTTGACCCCTGCCCCGCCAGTATTGGTGATAGAGGAAGCAGCCGTAGAACCGGCGTTCAAAAAGTCTAGGTTTCCAGAACTTCCGTATCCTAACCGGAGCGAGACATTTGCTGACACCCCAGCATTGATGGCTGCTTTATAACCCCCGCCTACTTGTAGATCGCCGTTGTAAGTCGTGGTTCCACCAGTAACAGTAAGGGCGTTTGCAGAGTGCGTGATTGTCATGTCATCAGCCGAGAAGTTCACCACCCCACCAGAAGTAAGGAACAGGTCACTCCAGCCAGTACCAGAGGCTCCGAGCGCGCCACCATCGTCTGCATTAGATAGCAATGCGCCCGTAACCGTCAGCGCACCAGTAGCAACAGTGCCAGTGGTTGTGATCGAAGAAGCACCGTTGTTGATCGTGCCGAAGTTAGAGGTGATAGAGCCAGCATCTAGCGCGCCTACTGTGGTTACGTTAGCAAGAGTTGTTATGTTCCCTTGCGATGCCGTAGTAACGGTTGCTGCCGTACCGCTTGCGTTGCCCGTGACGTTGCCTGTGACGTTGCCTTCCAGAGTTGCGACTAATGTTCCTACTGCATAACCACTTCCAGAAGTATTAACTGTTGTAGTGGGAGCAGCCTGTAAGTCTTCAAATAGCTTCCACTTACCGGAATCGTTTGCATCTCTGAATAGCCCGGCATATAAATCTAGCGAACCAGATGTGTCGTATAGCCCGTAGATGCCAATATCTAACGTATCTGCGGCATTGTTACCTGTTGCTAAAGCGATCAAGGGGTCTTCTACCGCTAGCGTTGCAGTATCAACAGTTGTTGTAGTTCCGTTAATAGTTAGGTTCCCGCCTACAGATAAGTCAGTGCCGACATACAACTTCTTGGCGATACTCGCGCCACCCTCTGTACGCAACGCACCAGTATCCCCGGTAGCATCTGAAGCATCAGTCGCATCGGTTATATCAAGGACACCAGATGTTGTAATAGCCCCTGAACCTACTGTGCCAAGACCAGATACATTACCGCTTGTATCGAAGGTGTAATTACCGTCAGATAACGTGCCATCTATAGTTAGATTTCGGATGGTCCCTATGTCTTTGTTAACATCTAAGACAAGGGCTTTTGAAGCGGCAGCAGTTCCAGCAGTAATACCGTCAAGCATCTCCAGTTCAGCTTCACTAAGTTCTGCTCCATCGCCGAGTGTTAGCGTTCCTGTAACAGTCAGGTTCTCCCCAATAGTTACTTCTGAGGTAGTGTGACCAATGGTTACAGCAATGCCACTTGATTCAGTAGCTAGCTTTAGCGCACCAGTAGCATTTTTAACATAGGAGTTAGTACCGTCATGGTAGAGAACCATGTCACCGGCAAGGAGTGAGCCAAACTTTAGTTCCGTGTTGTCGTTAAGGTGGAGCGCATCTTCAGACTCGTCCCAGAGCGCAGACCTGCCAGTAGTGGCTCCATGTAACTGAACGTCATGCCCTAAGTCATCTTCTCCGACAGTCAGCTTGCCTGAAACAGTCATGTCGGTGACGTTTACTTTGTCACCAGCCTTGATCCACCGCTTGTTAGACCCGTAGGTAATCAAGACATCCATAGGGATTCGGGAAGCAGTTGACGTAGTGATAGACCACTTACCGTAAGCGTCGGTAGTAACCGAATCTTCAGCAGTAGTCCCGCTTGTCTGGTCATCCGCCGATTCGTAACCCTGCACAGTTGCGCCGGAAATGGGATTGCCAGCGTTGTCATAAAGGAATCCTGTTAATGTCAAACCCATAATTAGTTACCTACCAAACCTTGATCGGTCTATTCCTTGAAGAGCGTCACCTACGATTGCTCTTGCATTGTCTATCAAATCATCTTCGTCTACAAAGATTAGTTTTATTCCCAGTGTTGCTAGATGCTGGCGTGTCATAATATCTGACTGCCTAACCGCTGCACCTTTTTCGTAATGATAGAACACTCCCTGCACATTTATCGCTATGTCAGGGGGGTTATAGATCATAAAGTCTATAACCCTTCCGCCCTTGTCTAGCCTTCCCCCTGCAAGCTGGCTCTGGTATTCAAAGTCAATCCCTGCCCGGAACCCTAAACTTACAAGGGCTTTCCAGCAAAGATATTCCGGTCCGCTACCTGTCCACCATTCAGGAACAGGTATTGCTGGAATTGTTTCAGCCATTACATTTCAACCAATTGAATTTGAAGCTGTCCTCTTTCATCTAAACCAGTGAACTCAAAGCCTGAAGCACTTATCAAATCCACATAGTAAGACCTGTCGGAGTCGTTGTCTTTATACGTAAACGAAACAAGTGTGTTGGTGTTAATAACAGTTGTTATGTTATCTAATATCTGCTTGGGCGTTTTACCTCTAAATGTCTTAGCAGCATCTATGGTGACACTGAATCCGTACTTGGGGGGAATCTTTTCTCTCCACCTTAGTTCTATTAAGTTTAAGTCCGGGCTAGATAAAGTAGTGTTACTGGTTAAAGTAGCCTTGAACTTAATGGAAGAGAACTCTACCCCGACTTTAGAGGCAAAGTCATAAGTCGTTGTGCCGTTGGAAGTAATAGTTCCAAGCGATGTGTACGACTCGTTAAAGTCTGTAGCGTAATACACTTGAATGTTTACACCAGATGAGCACCCGGATGTAACAGCTCGTAAAGAAATAGCGGTCTTGTTACCAGCAGCGTCACCGCCATCGAACCAAGGAGTCTCCATCGTGCCGCTACTGTCGTACTGGAATGTTGAAATCTCATCAGGGTTTATTACATCTGGCGAAAGTGCTGTCCAGTAAAGAAGATTCCCAACACCAAACCACATTCGGTATTCATTGTAGGCACTTCCTACATGAGCGTTCTCAAGACCTGTGTTATTTAAGCCAGTCCACTTTACTTCCCAAGCTGTTTCGTTAAAACCTAAGACCGCTGACGCTCCTGTACCGGAGACAATTGGTGATGCTCCACCCATCCCAGAAGACTGCCGACCTGTAGCAAAAACGGTATAGGTTGTATCTATATCTGCATTTACAAATGCAAGCAGGTCGTTGTGGGTCCCGATCAGCTTAATAACCTGACCTGCATAAGCTTCAGGGATGCCGTGGTCTCTATCGAATCCAACAAGGCTTACTACTGCTGTGTTAGAACCTGTCTGGTATTTATAAATAGCATTGCCAGCAGGGAAGTACACAGCATCCCGCCAAACAACTGTTCCCTTACCAGAGTTGGTATGGAACGGAAGCCTTAGTTCTGTTTCTTCCCAACGGTTATTAGTTTCATCGAAAGCCCAGAGCCCTACCTTTGTACCAGCATAGATAATCGGGTTACCCGCTGCATCTCGATAAACGAAGAGTGATGTAACGTAATCATTTGGAAGAGGTAGCGCACCCTTCTCTGTAGGATTAGCAGTAGGTCCAGAAGCCCACTGCTTTAGAACCCCTTCATTATCTATGCCCCATAGTTGACCATGCCAGATAGTAAAGTATTCAACATTTCTTGCTGCCCCACCACCAACGTCCATGTCTGTAAATGTAGAGGCATCAGTCGTATATGTGTAACCAGATGAACCTCTAGCGAAGATCATGTAATTAGCTGTGGTATCTCTAAAGACAATAGTTTCTTTTGTCGGACTAGATAAAGTATCTAGGCTGGAAGACCACGTATCACTAGCGTTTAAATATTTGTAAACCTTGCTGTCGGAGTGGACAACGTATACATCTGTACTAGCCCCAACAGTAAATTCGGTAATCGACTTTATAGTTCCGACAGCTTGCGATGAAGCAGAATTAGATTTTCTAGAGAGCAGTAAGTGACCCTTGAATCTAGTCTGGCAATCAGACCACCAAACCCTGTCAGCGGTAGAGGGGTCTAGCCCTCTGTTCCAGCCTATACCGCCACGGAAGTCGTTCTGTGTAAGGATAGAAGCCCTTGGATCGGCTCCCCGTTGAGTGTCGCCAATGGTAAACCTTGGGGCTGCAATACTCACAAGGGTCTTACGAACTGGACCAGAGATTTGATACCGCTCACTATTCAGAAGTATTTCATTCTTCCCAATAACAGATGCCATTAGTCCACCATCTTTGTTCCGGGTCTAATCGCAGGGAGTGAACGCTCTGCTTGGGCTGCTATTCCTTCGTAGTATGCAGCCCTTCTGTCATTGTCATCAGGGTCTGTAGTTCTGCCTCTAGCCAAAGTAAACAAAGCCTTGCTTGTAGCCCTTGCAGCAATTAAATCAGGGTCTAGTTCTGCTGTAGTTGAGTCAGAAGAAAGTAAGGATGGAAGCTTGTATCCGACAAGCCTGATTAACTTGTAGCCAATCTCTCGCCTTGCAGCTTCAGTAAGAAATATCTTTCGAGACTCTCTGTCTATACGGTAGTTGCCACCCCACACGCGAGCGTATGTTGCAGATTCAGAGTCAACAGCCTTGATGTCGTTTATCCAGATATATCTCGTAGAAGTTCCAGTAACAAACTTAAGTCCTACAGATACGATAGCTGAAAGCAACTCTGGGTTTGCAAGGCTTACCCGCATATAAGTCCACGTTCTTGCAGTTGCAGCAGGAATGTCGATAGTTTCTCTTGGAGTAGCAAGGGTAGAGCCTTCACCTAAAACAATCGTCAGGTCGCCAGCGGCGTGTGTTACAGAAGACTTGAACCAGAACTCAAGCGTATCGTATCTACGCAGGTCCAATGAGCTAATATCTTTATAGCCTACCGTTGCTGCGGATACTCCACTCAAATACATACGGGTGGAACTGCTGAACGCCTTGTTATCTTCAGAGTCAGCTACGATTGTTACTGCTGGTGGACTATCTTCTTGCAGCAAACTTACTGTCCAAGCCGTACTCGCTTCGTCAACTTTTTTACCAGCAAAAGAGCTTCGGTAATCAAGTGCAGAAACAGCAACCATAGCTGTTTGAATATCGTAGCGAGAGTCAAGAACATGAGCGTGGTTCGACTCGTCTTCATCGGTTACTAACCCACGGGGGGTTCTCTGAATGATCGCTTGGTTAATGAACTCATGGATTCGTTCAGGTGGGTATTCAGCGCGCCAGTATTCGTAGGTGTCATCAGATGACGTAGAGTTTGTTGCTGGCTTGAAGGTGAATGTACCCGTTGAACTGGTGTAGTCCGTTACACGACGGATAACCCCATCATTCGCGCCAGAAGTAAATATAATCCAGCCGCCGTTATACTCGTCATCGCCGCCTATGGTACTGGCATCAACGATTGTTGTAGAACTACCAGTTCCTGATGCGGAACTTGCTGGCGATTGGTCAAGATTGGCAGCAATAGATCGGCGTATCTGTTCTCTAGTTCTGCTTTGTATTGCAGCCACGATGTACCTACTTGCTTGCTCTGCGCTTTCTTCTCCAGTCAGCTAGGGACTTTAGACCACCCTTTAGATCGTCTAGTTTTTCCTTGCTAACCGGATGGGTTGCTTGTCGCCTTGCAAAAGCCTGTGCTTCTTGCTTCGCAACTTCTCGTTCTTTATGAAGGAGTTCTTCTAACTGATGTCCTTCAAGTCTTGATGCGCCGGGGATGTAAACACTCTTTCCATACCCGACATCAAAGGTTTCTTCGGACGGTTGCCCGATCACACGTTCAGCATCTTTAGAGAGGCTAACCTGACGATGCCCCGCTTTTCTACCTGCGGATACAGGTAGCCATATTTGTTGCTTCGCCAAGTTAGCCCTCTAAATGATTAGTCGCGAATTGCGAGCATGACCCATCCGTATTCAGTGTCTACTGATGCAACACCCATAGCGTGACCAATAGGTCTTGTGTCCTCATTAGCTGAGGAGTCCCAAAGGTCATAAGCCCCATCTTCACCAGAAGCTTGGCTCACACCAATAGCGTCGCCAAGAATACTAACTACTGCACCAGACAGCACAGCAGCAGGACCAGAAGATTGTATCCAGCAGAAGTAGTCTGCCGTTACAGGGATGGTTGTAACACCTAGCGGTCCGGTAGTTTGAGTACCGTCACCGTCGATGACCTTTATATCCTTGTAAGGGTTATACATCAAACCGAATTGTGTGCCAGTAGTGAAGGCAGTTCTAATACCGTCTGACTCATCAAGCCTTATCTCCAACCCTGCTGCGCTAGAAACTGCGGTATTAGATTTAACCCTGTATACCTCACCCTGCCCAGTAGTCCCCGCAGTTATGTCGTTGATAAAAAGATAGCCATCTTTGTACTGGTCTTTGGTTACAGTAAGAGAAGTAGTTGTAGTTACCGTCAGCGACCCCGCTGCTAACGCAGCAGTAGCCAAGTCTCCATCATGCGCTCCAACAGCAGCGATGCCATCTACTATCTGACCAGCAGTAGTAATAGCTGAACCGCTGTTTTCTGCGTAATAGAAAACTCTTCCATCAGGCGTTACCGCCCTTGTACCAAGTTTCTGCTTCTGAGAAGAAGTCTCTACTTTTTCCTGTCCATAACCTAAATGTATTGTGAATGGAAATGCCATTTTAATATCCCTCCTTGGGATAAGTTTTGAGCAGGTTCTAAGCCCTGCGATAGTCCGATGTTAAAGGCTCGGTCTATCTTTACACCTTTTTTCTAGGTCGCCCTCGTTTTTTCTTAACAGGGACAACATCGTCTAGTTTACCTGAAGCCACAGCTTCAGAGAAAGTTTCAACCTTTGCCTCTACTTTAGGTTCAGGTTTAGCTTCAGGAGGACTCTTGCGGAAACCTCGCTCTAAGTATACGTCTATAAACGAAGCAGGAAGATTGGGACATTCTTCCCATTCATCCCGGCTTTCGCTGTATTTCCACAGAGAGATTTTTTTTACTCCGTTGACAGTCATACTTTGTAAGCCAGATTTAACCACAAGAGCCTCCTAATAAAAACCGAATTAACTGTTGTTAGTTACCGGGTTGCCGATTTCGTAACGAACAGAAGAACCACGGGTGTCATCAACTTCAAAGACTGCATAGTCTTCAGTAACAACAACCTCGTAGGCACGAAGCGAAGCATCTCGCTCACGCTCTTCTGAACGACCACTTGCGGACAAGTGACCCATTGCAGTTTTGTCAGCAATCACTCCGTAACCAGAATCAGACGTACTAATCTTGGCGATGTTTCCATCCTCAAAGAACGGGACACCAGAAAGCTTAATGCCTGTCCAGTAATCCTTGACCGCTGGCTTGTTGAAAGCGTCAGGGAGCGGGTAAGTAGACAGAGTATTACCAACGTCTGTTGCCAGCTTCCAAAGCGCGTTAGGGTGGTGAACGACAAAGAGGTCGTTACCAAACCGATCTGCCTTTGCGGTAGCAATTATTGCAGAAGCGTTTGCCAGATTTAAGCTTTTATCGTCTGCGCCAAGAACAGTACCGCCATTCAAGGAAGGGAACAGGGCAATGATGTCATTGTCCTTCTTCCTAGCCATAGCGTCACCCATCTGGCGACCAATGATCTTGTACACATCTTCGTTGTTCTGTCGAAGAAGAGTGTCGGTAATAATTACCTTAAGACCAACTTCCGCTGTAGTTGCTGTAATAGTTGAGACATCAATGTCTTCACTGTCGATCATGTCCTGACCTTCAGCAAGGTCTTCCGCATCCATCTGAGCAACTTTAGGGATTTCTAGTTTGTACTCACCCTTACCAAGATTGAACTTCTCAATGAGTCCAACCATCGGAGCGTTATGCTCCTCTGTGTATCGTGCCTGTGCAAGCATGATACGAGACATATTCTGGAGATTGCCAGAAGTGCTCGTCTGTATTGCCATGTTTATTTACCTCAATCAAAAATGGTAAGACCCATCTGCTTTGCAGCCGATCTTGCCATATCTGTAGTTATCGCAGGGTCTCCTGCGTTGTATTTATCTAATACAGAACTAGCATTTGTTGGGGCAACATCAGATGCAGGGGTCCCTGACCCGTATGTTTGAGATGGAGTAACGCCTTGCAATCTTCCTTCAAGGTCTTTAATTCTCTTGAGGCTTTTAGCATGGCGTTCCATCTCAGTAGGGTTGGTAATTTCCTGCAACTCTGTGAAAGGGATGTTGTATTGAGATGCAAGCTCGTAAGCCCTTGCAAGTTGGGTTCGGTTATTAAGTTCCGAATTAACCTGCTGGCTTTGACGAGTCATTTTCTGTACCTGCTGTTGAGACAAAAAAGCCTGTCTTGCGTAAGACGCTTGCTCTTGTGCTACCTGCTGTGCAGTTACATCGTCCATACCTTGATCTAAGAACTTGGTTCTAAGCTCTTCAGCGAATTGCCCTACTTGTAAATCAAGGTTCTGCTGTTGCTCTTGCTCTTTATACTGGTCTCTTTCTACCCGTTCATCTAGTAACTGTTTTTCTAGATCAGCCATACGCCTGTCTGTAGAAGATTGATACTTCTTAAATTCAGGCGTGTTAAAGACTGAGCTGTCTGACTGAGTATCTGGCGGACTTTCGCTTACCTCAATATCACCACCCATGACATCAACTTCTTTTGTGGCAGGGATTCCAGTAGACACCTCCTCAGGTGCCATTACGTCATCCGCTACAGGGTCAATGTCTAAATTGATGGTTTCTACTGTAGAGTCAGCTAGCGCTCCTTCTCTCTCAGTTGTCATTGTTTACTCTCTCCTAGCTATACAACATCCGTTAGATATTGCACAACACTTGTTTAGGTTTAAATATAATACTCTATCTTTCAAGAAGAGAGCGAGAAATTTCTATTTGTTCTTGAGCAGGAGGAAGAAGGACACGATCTTTTGTAAGCCTGCCCCTTGCTAGGTTAGATTCGATAACACCTCTAGCAACTGCGTAATACTTAATGGCTAGCTCATTTATTGGGGACTCTTTTAGAGAGTCTGGCACAGCCTCTCCCCTAGCCTTTCGTGCCTGTCTAAGGCTAGCCTTTGTTTTCTCATTTCCAATTGCCTGTTGATGATCTGGCTTTATAAGGTTGTAGATGCTAGGCGGAACCATAAAGTTTGATTTATTCGCAATAATATAATCTCTTTCTTTAGGGGCAAGCCTGTTAAGAAAGTCAGTTTTTATTTTTTCAAGTTGGTCATCGGTTAAAAGAGCTTGCTTCTCAGGAGTGTTAATCTCTGACAACATTTCATAGTATTCGTTTTGAGCTTGCTTTAACGGGTCCGTTTGTTCTTGATAGTCAATATCTTTTCCAAAATGGGCTAGGCGTATACCGTGCAGTACTCCATCTTGCCAGTCCATGTAACGATAAATACGACTTGCTTTTGTGCCATCATCAATCTTCCCAGACATAATTGTTTCTATAAATTCGTACTGTTCAACCTCTAATTCGGTAGTCTCGCGAATGTAATCACTAGGCTGAAATTCAGTTCCTTCGTAATACATCCTGTTGATGTACTTTTGCTCATAGCCATACAGGTCCTTATAAGGAATTCCTGCCAACTCCATAGCAAGATCATCTTTGTCAGGGTAGATGCCCATGTTAAGACCTGAGACAGCCCCTGCAGCAATCACTGCTAGGGTAATTCCACCATCCATTTGTTCAGCAGCGTCTTTAATTTGCACTACCATTAACGGAAGAAAGTCTTCATAGTCCAGCGATTGCCCCGGAATAAACATTTCTCTTCCGCCTACGTCTTCCCCAAAGTAGCTTTCTCCAGTAATAAGACCGGCTCCGCTAGCTCCTAATGGGCTAAGTTTTGCCCTAGTAAAGTTTCCAAGCTGACTCAGAACATCAGCCTCGAACTCAATTCCTGCTTGGCTTACTGTTTTCCTTTCTTTTACTCCGTAAGCTGCGCGAGCCATAAATCTCCAAACAGAACCAAGCCCCATAGTCAGGTCTATATTTATTCTGCCCTTGCTAATTTTCAGGAAGCTTGATTTCCGCCAGTCGGTTTCAACGTCAAAGCCGTTCATTGCAAGAAGCCCTGTGATCCCTCCTAGGACACCAAAGGTGCGGGCAAGGTCTGCGGACATCTGCTTACTGGTATGAGCCCCGTTGTAACCCTTAACCGTGAAGCTGTTACTAGATTCGATTACATCGTTTGGGTTTAATCCCATTTCTTTAGCGTAGTGCTTAGCATCCTTAAGCGCCGCTTGGCTGTTTTCACCCTTGGCAAACCTCTTAGGCATAGTCTCTAGGGCTTCTTTTCCAAAAGTCTTTGCGACTGTGAACGGTACTTGGAACCTAGAAGTCATCCATCTTGGAGCAAGTAAAACAGCAGACAGCTCAGGAGCCATCTCATCTAGCCGCTTGCCAAGACTGCCTCTGCCGGTAGCTTTGTTTAAGAAATTAGCATAGCTCTTTAGAGCCTGAATCCTTCTTGCTTCAGGGATGCCTGAGTGTATAAGACCTTTATTATAGTCATTTAGCATGTCGTACCTCATTTTATTGAGGTACAAAGTGTGGAACCTTTCACCGGCTTTGAACGGGTATCCAATAAACTTGCCCTTACTGGCAACTCTTCCAACCCTCTGCATAAACGGGTTCCTCCGAAATGTTTCGGGGAAGACATTGCCTACTGAGTTAAAGATGTTTCCGAGAAAGACCTCTTCTCTTCCAGACAAAGGACCGTCAATGTCGGAAATGTGGATATCCGTTTTAGTGGTCAGATACGTGTAGTTAGCATCTTGGGTAATAGCGTCCATCTGCTTGCGGTAGTTTCCAGCCGAAAACATTCCGAGCATAGAGTTTCCTAGACTTCGATAAAGCCAAGTATCAGGGCTTTTATACCAAGTTTTAAGGTCTCCCTTAGCGAGCATTTTTAAAGACCTTCTTGTTGTAACTGGCTTAATAGTTGCGCCAAGACCAGCCAGCCCGCCCTGATTCAAAATCGCCCCTAAGTCCGCAGCCAACTGAAGCATTCTGGGAAGGTTGAACATTTGGATAAAGAGGTCTTGCAGTATTTGCAGTTTAGTCCTAGGTCCAACAGCCCTTGCCTTGGTTTGCAGACCGAGTGCTTCCCAAAGGAACTGAACTTCATGAGGGGATAGCACCTCAGCAACTTCAAGAGCTTTGGTTCCTTGCATCCCTGCTAACCTTGGGGCTGCCGCTGCTATCTCAAGCTCATCTATAGACCCTACATACGGAGTTTCTACTCCTATAAGTTTCTTTATGGCAGCCAAATAGCCTTCCCTGTCAAAATGCCTTGTCTGCTTTTTTTGCCCTTTACTTGCAACTATGTCTTTTAGCCGCTCCTCGCCAGTTCTTAAAAGTGCTTGAACTTCAATCGGGTGAATTTTTAATGGTTTGAACCCAGAAGGTTCAGCTTCTGTCAGTTTTTTACCAATACCAACCCGTCGCTCTTTCTCGGCTCCGGATATCCATTTAGGGTTACTCTTAGAAAGCTTTGCATTTTCTTCTGCTTTTTGTATTATTGCTGAGCCTCTTTGCCGTGCTTCGGCTATCTCTACATCTCTTTGCTTCCTAAAGGTTTTGTACTCTTCACCGTCAATTATTTCTTGAATTCTGGGGACAAGCCTGTCAGCAATAAA